TGTCCCTTGCATCCTATCAAATGTTAAGGCAATCGAGATACAATCTCACCACATGCGCTAACACCAATAAAATGTTCGGCGAAAATATAGAAAGTAACAACAACACACATGACGAAGTCACACTGGCTGCTTTAACAAACTTACATATTTCCCATAAGCGAGAATACTAACGAGTAAACTTAACTACTTATAGTCTACTAGCATACAACTTCATAACCCCTTAACGCCAAGTAAGTTATGCATGTTCCGATTAACGTCCTCGGTCGTATGCCTTTCCGTGTTCTCTACCGTTGTGCCGACGTTACCATCCAAGCCGAACAAATTATTATTTGCGCCACGCAGTGCTGCTGCTTTCATCTGGATGTGTGCCTCTCTCGCACGTATTGGAGTTCTAGAAGTCATTTCATAGAAATCAAATGCGTACCGAGCTAAGCTCATGTCGGTTAAATTGCGCTGAAGACCATATCGTGGCATGTATGGTCGGTCTTGGTTACGCTTTTCAATGTACGCTTCAGCTACGTCACTGAAATGGGCCATTATCTGCCTAAATGTGGGTTTGGCGTGATCAATGAGCGGTTTGATCGGGAATTCCACCTGATCATCACCGTCCATCATCACCCACATTCCGTTTATATTTGGGGAGGTTCCATTCTCAATGCACCAGACCATTAAACCATTGAGAATTATTTGCATTTTATCCTCCGTTAGCTCGTAGTCAGCCATGACACCTTCAAACCAAGTGTCAAACTGCTTCCGCGTTGAACGCGTATTGGATAGATCCGTTTGCTCCGGCGTGTACAGAATCAGATGATCGAGATTGAGAGCTACTCTTTTCTCGTACTTCGGCACTCGCATTTTGCTCGTTAGGCTTTTGAGCCTAGGCACACTAAAAGTTCCAGAGGTTCCGGCGTTCACTTCGTTGTCGCGTTCGCCTTCCTCTAATGCTGCGTTTTTGCCTTTCTTGAGTGCCAACTGCTTTTGCCTTTCGCGCTCTTTCTCTGCTCTCTCTTTCTCTTTCCTCTCCTTTTCTGCCTGTTTCTGCTCATCTGTCAGGCCTGCATCAAGTGTTTCACCTGCCTGGTGATATACACACACTTCAACACCGTCTTCATAATCTTCAAAGATTGCTTGTAGGTATTGGGTGAGATCTTCTTGAGCTGGCTCTTTGTCGAGGTAAAGTTTCCTCAGCGCTGTTTCCGCTATATAAGGAGCCTTCCCCTCTTGTGCCAATGAGCTGAAAGGAGCCTGTTCGATCATCCATGCGTAGAACTTGCGTATTTCATGGGTCAACTTATCGTATCCCCATGACTCAATCATTGCTGCGCAGATTGCTTCAAGTCGGTGACATGGCTCTTTTGACCGATCCCACTCTAGGATCGACACTATTCGTTCTGGTTCCAACTTGGGAATCCAGATTCCTTCTCTTTTGTGGCCTTGGTGCGACATAAACCAAAGGTCACCTTTTTCTCTGGTTCTTGAATCAAAGGTGTATTTCAAGCCCAGTTCACGGAAGTTCTCCGCCATAGTATCAAGGACATACTCGTACTTTGGGTGTACGCTTAGCAGCAAGTCGTCTCCGTTGACGAAAAATCTTATAAGACTATCGCGCAACTCACTTGGAATCCCACTCTTCTTGAGTGAGTAGTTAACTGCCAGTATGACCATGAGTGTGTTATCCACAACTGTTGATGGTTGTCCGCTGTTGTTCCCTTTGAACTTCTTCACGAGTGTGCCATCTGGCG